TCCTTCAGTTCCTTTGCAGTGAGTTTATTCAACTGCTCTGTGAAGTGATCTAGCAGCAGTTGTTTATATTGTTTTTTAGTCATGATATTCTTTAATCAAGCGTTCAACTTGCTTCTTGTCGCAACCGCAAGGAGCATTCCCCAAACATCTGCGTATTAACTCATTATCGCTTATAGAGGGTTTGATTGTAAATCCCCACTTATCAACTTCACCTTCTGTAGGTGCTTCAACGTAATCAAATTCACTTGGCATTAGTCACGTTGTCTCCAATCATCAGGTTTATCTTGCTGGAACCATTCTAGCATATCATCAGCAGATGTAAACCCCTTCTTGTGATTGGATGGATCGGGGTCTCCTAAACCCATCCTATTCAGAAAATCGTCGGTACTACCTTCCTCAATATCTTGTGCTGCTTGGCGTCTTGCCATTTTCAACATCTCATTAGCAGATGTATTTGCTTTAGCAATCTTTTGTGCCCAAATCATATCATCTAGTTTTACATCATCATTATTTGCGATACGTTTACAAATAAATTCTAGTCGTAATCTATATTGTGTAGATAGCATCAATAAACTCGTTCCACCACTGTTATTTAGAAAGACTTTTTTTACTATTTTTTACAGGCGATTTTTTTTCGGTATTTATGTATTCAATTCAAGAAAATTGTAATCGCTTTTACCGAAAGAGTACCAGCAATAGTAACATCAGTTACACCACCAAATATAAGTTTGTTAACACCAAGAGCAGAAAGAATATTAACACCGCTTGCCATCTTCACAGCAAACGATTGCTTTCCTGGTCCTAGTTTTAAGTCCCAACATGCACCTACAACAGGTGGTTTGTCGCCAATAGCAGGAACAACACCAAGAATCTCTTCAGTTTTTGTTCCTCCAGCAAAAACATAGTGACTGCCAGTGGTTAATAAACCAAAACCACCTGTAGTTGACTTAAGGTTGATGTTAGCGAGTGCCGAAAGGTTATAATGACCCGCCACACCAAGATAATAGTTGCCAAGAATAGAATGGTTAATAGTTCCAACACTATTAGTAGCTTCGACAGATCCAGGTTGTGTAGTATTATTTGTCTTCTCACCAGCACCATCAGTGTAGTCAGCACTACCAATAGTTTTGTTGTTGAATGACGTATTAAGATTGTAGTCACCCGTGAAGATGCTCATTTTACCGTTGCCGTCACCGACCTCGATATTAACCGCTTCCCCTGCTTTGAGTGTTAGAGTCTTAAGAGCATTGATTGTAATGTTATCACCTTTTAAGTCACAAGATTCTCCTTGTGCTTCAATAGCAACTTTACCCTCGGCATAAACAGAAACTGCAGGAGATTCTGTAGTAGATTCACCTCTTTTACTATCATCACTCTTTCTGGTACTATCTTTTGGACCTTTAGCTTGAATAGAGTATGCTCCTGATGTGTTGTGCATTTCTCCTGCACTACTGAATATCAGTTTACCGCCACAACCTGCATTAGGGGGAAGTCCTGTGGTGAACACCATATTACCGGTTTCATCAAAGAACAAAGCACTCTGACCGTTGGTAACAGTATATCCACCAGGAGTGTTGTCATCACCCTCCCAATCCATACAAGTCCAACCATTAGAAACCCAATGTACTGTTGGTTTTGCTAAACAAAATTGTTCTGTATCTGCAGTATCCTTTCTTTTTTTGGGTTCTGCAGCACCACCCTCTGCACCAAGGTTTTTGGCACCAGGGGATGGTTTAACAGTATCTGTTCTAGGATGTACGTTAGTAGACATTATGGGCAATCAATATATTTACCGGTTCCGATCTTAACGGATCCTCTTTCTGCGAGATCATCAGGATCAAGACATATCATGTTTGGTAGAGCAATTGCCCCACTTCCACCACCACCAATAATTTTTACTTTGGGTGTTTCAGTGTATTTTATAGTCCTGTCGAGAATTTGTACACTAATCATATATCCTCGCGAATCAATAATCGCTTGAGCAATTCCTTCCTCACCATTTATGTATACGGTCGGAGATTCGGTATATCTGATACCAGGAGCAATCAAAGTGAAGGAATCAATAATGCATTGAAGTCCATTAGATTCAGGAGTGTTTACTTTATATCCAAGTCCTTTTCTAGTAACTCTAATCTCTGATACGTATCCTCTAGTATCTAATAATGCGATAGCAGTTGCGCCAAAACCTTTTCCAGAACTGATAATAACTTTTGGTGCTTCTGAATAAGGATCACCAGTATCCTTAATAGGAATACTAACAATACTACCACTGCCGTCAGTAATAGGAGTATTTACCGTTGGTTTTGTTAACTCAACTCGGACTTCTTCTGTCGATGTACTATCATCAACAACAGCAGTTCCTACAATAGTTGCATCAGTGAACGCATCGTAACCTACTACTTTGAAGTATATTCTTTCATCAAATTCTTCTTCTATATCTTCAACAATACCAACTGTGACTTTAGCAGCATTATCTCTGATAACAAATGAACCAGATGTAGAATCTTGAACGAGATCATCTGGAGAAATGTCTCCATATAGAATATATTCTAACACCGTACCATCAGGGATATTTTCTGACGTGATAGTGTAAATAATATCTTCACCTTCATAATACAGTTCTTTATCTGATACTACAGTAAGAGTCTCCGTAGGTACTGTGTTTGGATTGTAGAATGGATTAATCAATCCATATGCATCATAAGTAATAGTAACTTTCGCAACAGCATCAGTATCTACGTCAGACGCATCAATAACAGTAAAGAACATATCTTGGTATTGAGATGTTAATACATCATCTGCAGCAAGTTGTACTGTTGCAACACCAATACCAAGAGGGATTTCTACTGGCACAAGATTGCCATCATCATCAACGACATCTTCAGTAACAGTTTCAATTTCGTTGATAACAAAATCTCCAGTTAAAGACTCACCAACAATATATTCAGGAACAATAGTATCGCCAGACAACCTATACTTAAGAATAGTACCAATTGGTACATTAGATGTTCTAATAGTATATGTGATAGTGTCACCTTCAGTAACAAGTGTTGGGTCAGCTACTACTGTGTAATATGGGGTGCCACCAGCATCTCTTGGAAGGTCAGGTTCAACATCATCACCAACTAGATTATTACCGTCATTATCATCAGGGAAAGTGCCTTCTGGCACTGGTATGGTCCCACCAGGGAAGAATTCCTCACCATCATCACCTCTAGGAAACTGCGGAATGATATTAGGATCATTTGCAGGATCGTCTGCTGTTGAAGGGAAGAAGTTTGGTGGAGTTGTTTGTCCTGGGAAATCATTTCCTGGTGGTTTAGAACCGCCGGTAGGAATCTCTGGAGGATCCCATGTAGGAATACCACCAACAAAAATAACTTTAGTTGGTTCTACATCGAGATAATCTAAAGATTCCGGACAATTCAAACGCTCTCCAGTATCACCCGCTTCAATTTGACCTATTAACTTATCAAGAAAATCTTCTTCTTCTTCATCAGTACCACAATCATTACATTCTTTAGTAGATTCAGCACACTTTGAACTCGGTCCACTACAGTTGATGCCAAGGAAAGACATTACCTTTTGGATTGCTGATGATACTAGGTCAACAGAACCACCAATAAGAGATAAAATTTGTTGTATAGGTCCCAGAACTTGTGCTATCAATCCATCAATTAATGACAGGATTTGATTGAGAATACCATCAATCAAATTCTTGATAGCACATGCTGCTGGAGAGAAAATCTCCATAATAAAATCAAACAGCAAGTCAGTCAAGAACTTCACTAACTTGTCAATGAGATCTTCAACAGCACAACCCAATGCTTGCAAGATTTTGTCGAGTACTTTCTTGATTCTTTTTAAGATATTACCTTCAGGTTTAACTTCATCAAAATCTTTTTTTGGATCTACAGGTACTTTTTCTTTCTGCTCTTTTGGTACATTAAGACCCAGTGCTGCTTTAACTAAAAATTCAATACCTTGACGAATATTTCTAATAATTTCTGACTGAATCCTGCCGACAAGACTTCTTACAAGTCTAGTAACTCTACCAATATGATAACGAGCAATCTCTACTTTATCATATAAGAATCCATTGATTTTACTAACATAAAAACTTCCAATTTGACCACCAGCTGCCTGGTTTGCTGCCAACATATCACCCACGATGTTAGTCAGTTGCTTTCCGAAGTTACTCTCTGTACCACAAGTAGGGTTAGCAAGAGTAACACAAGTCTTCATTCCAATAGGGTTTGCTTCACTGTGCTTACCACGCAATGCAGCGATGATAGCGGGAGCACCATTCTCTGAAGCGGCACGACCAGCATCAGGTTCACCACCATCTGTATTACCACCAGTTTCTTCGTCTACACCACTTTGTCTGTCTTGTGAACGATGTGTCTGTGATTTAGTTTTCGGATCTGTATAGGTAGTTAATCCCTTACCTTCACCAGAGTCTTGTGGTTCGTCAACTTTTACTTCAGTCGCACCAGCAGTGTGACCAATCGATCCCATAATGATTGGTTTTTGCTTATCATTATCAAGGAAAAATCCCGTTACCCAGTTACCCGCACGTAGTTCTACGGTCGCACCCGTAACGCCACCGTCACTAAATGGTGTCGTAACCGGCATCATTACCTGCGCCCAAGGCAATTCCTTGGTAGGAGTAGCATCCTTTAGGTTATGTCCTATAATTCTAACACGATATCTTCCAGACTCTTTTGGATCATCAGTATTAGATGTTTCAACCTGACCAATCCACCAATGAAATCCATCTTCACCAACCTGGTGAGTCTGCATTAATGATGATAATACGGGATCCATATCAAACAGCAGTTACGTTATTATTTATTAGGCAGTTTCTGCCTTTGAATCTTCATCTCTTCGACCATAAGAATCACGAATCAAAGTGAGATGAGTATTACCTTTAATATTCTTGAAATCATAAGCGTGATTCAGTTTAGAAATCAGATACACGCCACTATGTTCTGGATCATATGGTTCTTCTTTTCTATCAGGTGTGGCAATCATATTAGGAATAAAAATCTCAACTGTTTGTCCTACCTTGAGTTCAGGATGTAATGGAATAGTAACTTTTGCTTCTTGATTATTAATACTATTCATCCGAGAAATAGACTGGGAAACATAACTCTTCTGCCAGTCAGGAAACTCGGCAGCATTACTACCACCATCTTTGTCTTCGGGAGATGCTATTTCTTTTTCATCAAACCAAGTCTCGTGATCAATCAATGCTGACATGATTCTTGTTGGTTTAGATGCTAAATCGGATTGACCTTTCAACATCCCAGATTGAGAACCAAGATGACTCTGGTCTTTAAATGAATCTTTTAATGAAAATGCAAACTCTTCATAAGAACCTGTGCTGTAGTTATAGAAACACACCACAGAAGAAAATGTTCCCATTCTCAACTTGGTGAGCATATCAATCTCTTGTTTAAAATCAATAGATAAAATCTTATTTAATTTAGATTGTCCAAGTTCATCATTCTCTTGATAGAGTTGTATAACTGGAGGATTTTTCTCAAGAGAGTTTAATCTATCAATAGAGTTAAAATTATACCCATCATAGTTCTCATAGAATAAGTATCCGGCGCTGCCACTCATCTTACCATATGAACCAGAGTCGATGTCAGCAACACCACCTTGTCCATCCGTTCCACCACCAGCACCACCACCGCTTGATGCAGTACTACTATTATTTGCATCTTGTGCTACCGTTTTTTGTAACAGTCCGTTGATGATTGAAAAAGGAGTCTTCTTTCCTGGATGAAATCTAACTTTAAATAGTGTCGGATCTGTCTTAATTTCTTTTTCGGTAGATAAGTTTTCTTTCAACAAACTACTAACAATAGCATCAGGTTTACCTGTCAATAGTTTAGGTAATCTGATTGTCTCATTAATCAATGCCTCTTTGGATATCATACCAAGTTTGTATACTTGTACTCTATCAGCACTGAATCTATCAAAGACTCGAAACACCTTAAAGTTATATACAATATCTTCTTCATCTTGTCCTTCAAGAACAATCTCAATATCTTCATACCCCTGAATAGGAAGACTTGCAATCAGGTTTCCACCAGAGTCAGAAATAACAGCAATAGCCTCAAGAGTAGGCATTGTGATATTCTCAAAGTAATAAAAGTTCTGCACCAAATCAGTGATGACTTTCTCATCACCACTGACAGAAGTAATAGTTACTTTCTTTGGTTTAAAACTAGAAGCGTATTGTAAATCTTCGTTTGCCATATTAATCTAATCCTACTGGTGATGGATACATAGTTCCTGATAATGCATTAGGTTCTCCCGGTCTAACAACAGTTTGTTCTGGTGTTGTAGGTTTATCAGTACCTGCGGTTCGTCCTGCTGCTTGCGGTGATACCACAGTAACTGCAGGTTCATTTGATGATGAACTAGTCTCTGGTTTCTGTAGTGCTGCTTGTGTCTGGGCAGGTTGTGCTGGTGAAGTAGGAGAACTAATTGCTGTTCGTGCTTTACCCGCTTTAATAAGAGATGCAACCACATCATCATTCTTTCCATCACTGGTGTCCACTAGCATAGAACCTATTCGACCACCATGCTTATATATGGCAAACCCATTTGTTGTTTTGTATGCTTCATACCGTAGATCTACCCCATTTTTCTTATGCGTAAAGTAAAACTTTTGGTCAGGTTTTAGTCCAAAGTTCTCGGTAATTTTTTGTGCAGAATCTGGTTGTGGTTTTTCTGTTGGTGTTGATGATGTATCGGCACCAGTGGTTGCTTCTGGAGTTGTCGTTGTTGTGGCGGGAGTTGTTGATGGGGTGTAATCTTTAGATGCAAAGTTTACTGCATTTTGCATTCTTGCTTCAAAACCAGCTTCTCCAGCTTCTTCTCCAGATCTTTCAAAGTTTTCTAGAAAACTTTTAGCTGCTCCTTTAGCAGTAGTTTCTTGTTTTAGTTTCTCCCAATCTCCTCTTTCACCAGCCTCCCACTTAAGTGCTTGGAGTTGTCCTTCTATACTATATGGATCAAGATTATGCTCCAACATCCATTTTTTCACTTTTGGCCAGCGGATCTTTTTATCCCACTGTGCGATACCAAAGTGGCCTTCAGTAGAATCTTCACCAGTTCCAGTATTATCAGCTCTTGGATTGAATGTAGACTCTTGCTGAAGATTTCCAGAAATACCAGCAGCTTGTTCTTTAGTTAAACCTTGCGATATAAAATAATTCATCGCTTTCTCGGAGTTTTCAGAACCAGTGAAGTTTGGGTCCGCAGTGAGATTTGTAGTGGTGGTATTGTTACTTCCTCCGTTACCGTTAATGCCTTTCAGCATGTCCACAAATTTACCAAAGAGTCCTTTTTTCTTACTTTTCTTCCTATCTCGATCTATACTATCAGAATCCCCATTACTACTCTTTTGTCCAGTTACTTTATTAGTAAGACTATTAGGCATCCCAAATACATCAGCAATAGGTCTTGCTACCTTGGCAATTTCTCCCGCAAAAGAATCACTCTCTGGTCCCAGTTGATTCATCAAGTTAGTGACGGATGATAGTACTGTACCACCAGCAACCATCATAGGTAGTGACATTGCATCCATTAATGGTTGTGCCAAAGCATCAGCACTACTACTAGATTTTGATGCCATACCAAGATTTAAATCAGTGAATCCTACCTTACTACCAAGGTTAGATGTTCCCTGCTCAAATGATTGCGTTTTAGGTGCCATAGCAGGAGATTTTATAGCCGGAGTTTCCGGTACAGGTCTCACCTTGCCATCCATCGCACTTGGTTCGCCTTGAGTATAGTTATTATCTAATGGAACAACCATCTCATCGCCATGTAACTTGGCAAGATAACCACTATCAGGACCAGAAACAATACCACCAGTCTCTGCTTCTGGCGGTTTGTTGGGGTCTTCAGCAGCAGGTTCTTGACTAGGTGCATTTGGTATATTATCTACATCTAAATCTGATTCTTCAGCTTCTTTTCCATCTAGGGCAATATCCAGACTACCAGCAGCATTTTTAACTGCTGCTCCGCCACTCATTTTTTGAGCACCTTGTTTATCATCAGTAGTTTTCTTTTGTAATGCTGTCTGTGCATTAATAGCAGCAGCAATAGCATCCAACTTTGCTTCAATAGTATCAGTTCTTTCGCTCAATTGAGCAATAACATCAGTCTTGATTGCCTGTACGTCACTGGCAATATTCTTTGTCTCGCCAAGTGTATTATTAATAGACTGTGCGGTCTGCTCAAGTGATGATGCAATGGCACTTACTGCAGTAAGAATATCTTCTCGTGATACTCTACTCTTACCAGTTCCTGATGCTGATGATGCTGTTTCTTCTGCTGTATCAGGTATCATCTCTTCAGATGATTCTACCTTTTCAGGAGCTCTCTTGGCACTTACAAATGCATAGTTATCAAACTGTTCTCGAAATCTTTCAACTTCAGACAGTTTCTTTATCTCTTTACCGTCAGAGTCTCTATTGTCTACAAAATTCCAGAACTGTGCCTTGGGATTCTTCAGCAGTTTGACACGATCAACCGTCTGTTGAATGTCTTGCTTCTTACCACTGATGTATGATCCACCGAACTTACTCTTCAGTGCTGCCTTGAAAAAGAATCCTTTTTCTACACCAAGTTCATCTAGACTATCATATCCTGCTTTCTTTGCTTTCTCTTCTGCTGCTTCTCTCTCTTGTCTGGCAAATTTACGCGCAGCAATAACCTTGGAGATCATTGCCCCCATGTGGTCCTTTCCTGGTTGAGAAGTGTCGTTAAAGCCTTCTGTTCCTGCTGCCATTAGTTATGCCTCTATGCCTTTATTTATTTTCATTTATATAGTTTTTGCATCAGCAAAGTTTTTGATGGAGATCCGTGATCCACTTTCGATACTGCAGGAGATCCACCATCTATAGGCATTGGCATTGATGCTTGCGGTGTAGTACTTACCACAACAACCTGCGGTTTCTTTTTATTCCCCGGATCCTCCTGCATAAGTGCTGCTGGACTACTAGATGCCTTTGGTGGTGTTATCTTTGGCTTTGGGGTAGGTTTATAATAATCCGCATTTAGTTCAGCTGCTGATTTCTCTTTTATCGGAGCAACTACTGGTGCCGGAGCATCAGGAGCATCAGGAGCAGGAGAAGAGGGAGCAGCAGATGCAACACTTGCTGTTATTTTACTACCGCCCTTTACTACACCGCCTTTCAAGATGAAGTTGTCCGGATTCATTAATCCAGTTACAGCTGCTGGTCCTGGGTTATAACCCGTCCCTAAATCCAAATGCATATGAGGACCAGTTGATAATCCAGTGCTTCCCACTTCTGCATATGCTTTTACAGACCCATCTGATTGCATACCAACCCGATCTCCTGCTTTAACCAAATTCTTGGAGTGGTGATTAGATTTAACATATCTACCATCGTCTAATTTGATAACAACGAAATTTCCATATCCACCATTATGTCCAGTAGAAGCTTCTACTACTGTTCCGGGAGCTACTAACGATAATGGAGTTCCTTGCGGCATCGAAACGTCTCTGCCAGTATGCCCAAATGCAGTTGCTCCAGATCCCAGATTATCTTGAACTTGAAATCCTCTACTACCAAATTCAGCCGCTGTTATTTTATTGGCACCAGTAACATTATATTCTGTCTCTGGTCTTCCATTGTTGGTATTAGTAGTGTTCTGATTTGTTCTGTTTTTACCACTAAAGAATTTAGTCAATGCTTTCTTCATTTTCTCGAATGCATTTTCTTTCTTTCCGGCAGATTTACCGTTAGTAGCAAATTCACCAATATCTTCAGTATCTTCAGTATCTTCTTCTGATTTTTTCTTTACATTTTTCATCGTGGTATCAATACCAGAAAATGCTCCACCAACATTTGTCTGTGCAAGTGTTGCAGGTACATCAAAGAACTTTGTCAATGCGTTAGCAGATTGCTTAAACATAGGAGCAACTAAAGATGCTGCTGGTCCTGCTTGTGTCAAGAAGTTGGCAGATGCTCCAATCAATGCCCCGCCGACAGGTGACAATACGTTACCTGCCATATCTTGATTCTTTGTACCAGATTCATACCGGTCTACAGGAATAATAGCTTCGGTGCCATGCATTACTGCTAGTCCAGGTTTAGTTAATCCACCAGTTTCTTTTTGCTGCGGGGTTTCTGCTTGCTCGGCTTCTCCTTCTTTAGGTTCAGATCCGCCCCCACCAGTGAGTGCATCATACAAGAATCCACCCACCATATCTCCAAGAAGACCACCAACAATGGTTCCTGCAAATGGAATGGGGATGAACGTACCTAAAAATCCACCGAGTGCGGCACCCACTGCTTTTGCTGCTGCTCTACCTACAGGTTCTCCTAACATCAATGAGACAGCAAAATCAATCAATCCACCAAAGATCGGGATGCGTTTTATAATAGGACGCATCAGTCCTAATGCTGCTTTTTTGACAAATGCTTGAGTTGCTTTGACAGCACCTGCTTGGGCTAATTTCTTACCTCCTATCTGTAATGCACTTCTAGTTACAATTCTTTGAGCACCACGTCTACCAGCATCAGCACTAATACCAAGTGCTTTTTTTGTTATGGATCGTACAAGTTTTTTAGGAGCAAATTTTCCTAACTTATTTTTAAAAAGTCTTACAATCGCTCGTATTTTTTTAGGAGCAAATTTTTTCCATAGTTTACCAAGAGCTTTCTTAATCCACCCAGTAATATAACCAGGTGATCCCATTTTTCTAGGATCAAAACCTTTTATATCTTTGGTTCCTGCAGCATCAAGAATATCGTCTTGTTCATCAATAGCAGCATCAGTTTCTGCATCATCAAGTTCTTTTTTCTTTAATGCGGTCTGTGCTTCAAATGCTTCTAGAATACCATCAAATCTATCATTAAGACCATCATGACTGGTCTCAATCTGATTAAGATTGCTTACAGTGGTCCCTAACGCAGCACCAATAAGAGCATTCTGCTTTTTCAGTTCATTATCAATACTACCAAGTTGTCCCTGGATTTTTTGTAATGATCCAACAAGTGTTGATAAAATCTTGGTGTTTGATATCCCAGTAGATTTCTTTTCCTTTTGATAATCTGTTCCTTGCTGTTGATTTACTGCATCGATAAATGATTGCGGTAAAATATCGGTAATGTCTGATATATCGCCAGTTTCTTCCGATACATCTGCTTCTTCTATTGCTTCGTCTACTACCTCAACTGCTTCTTCAATGTTCTCTTTTACTTCTTCTTCTGCCTCCTCAACAATCTCTTCTGCTTCTTCTTCTACTTCTTCTTCTTTTTCTACTTCTTCAGCAACACTTGTGTCAGTAAATCCTTCTGTACCAGCTGTTTTTAAATATCTCTCAACAATCCATTCTTGATATATTCTCTGATCTTCACCGCTGGTACTACCAGTCTCGAACATAGGATATCCATCGATATCCGTCTTCATATTCTTAATAATTATATCAGCATCTTTGTCAGAAAGTTTCGTCTCCAACATAGAAAAGTAACTGGTGCCACTATCATCCGTGCCACCAGTTAACTTCGCTTTTAATCTATCAAA